TTATTTGTTTTGTAAACATGGGAATTTATTACTTATTCTTCTATACTTATCATAACATTTTTTAGAGCAAAATGCCTGATTATTTCTATATGGTTCAAATTCTTTCTGACATTCTTTGCAAATTTTATTAGAAATTTGTATCTTTCCATATTTTTTATATCTACGCCACAAATTATCATATGTATAATTCATTTCACTAGCAAGTTCTTTTAATGTTTTATTATTAATTATTATAGAATTTCTTCTATTTCTTATATTAGTTTTTCTATCTACCCATCTACAATTTTCTGGTGAATAATTATAATCATTATCTATTCTATCTATTTGCAATTCTTTTTTATATCCATTATTTAAAGCCCATGTAAGGAAATTATAAAATCCGTCTTTCCCTAACCATATTTCCGCAACTTTAATTCCTCTTCCACCATAATCTTTATATTGTATATAATTTTTATTATAACATCTTTTTTTAATTCCTTGATATCTTCTATATAAATCCTTATTATCTATTGTTAATCTTGTTGTTTTCATATTTTTATTTCCTTTCAAAAAATAAGCCCTCAGAATCGCCTGAGAGCTTTTATTAATTTTTATTAATATAATTATATGCCTTGATTTCACTTAATTTTGGCACAAAAAGAGCTAGACTAAAATTAATTAATCTAGCTCTAACTTTTATATTTTTTTACAATAATCTAAACAAATCCATCCAGATTTTGTATATCCCCAGTTGCTTTTTATTTTTGTAACTGTGCATACTACACCTTTTCTATATCCAGAATATTCTCCACCTAATTTTCGATTTTGTTGTCTAGCATTTGCAGATAATTGTTTATAGCTTTTTCTTGCATATTTTGTTCCTGCTCCCGTTCTTACATTTAAATTAGATGTTACTTTATATTTTCCTGTAGTATAGCTGCGAGATTTAGTTGTAGTAGATTTTTTCTTGCTAGGCATATAACTTGTTAGATAATCACTACAAATCCATCTGTTAGTTCCTATTTCTGACCAGTTGCCATTTGTAGAATATATTGTAACTTGTGTTCCGTTTGCTATAGCTCCAACTTTCTTTCCGTTAGGAGAATATCTTACATTTAATCCACCATTTGCTTTAACATATCTTGTATATGTATTTGTTATTACTGGTTTTGTATTGTTTGTTGGTACATTTTCATCATGTGCATATGCAAAAAATCTAGTGTAGTTTGCATATCTTCTAAAGTTGTCTATTGAACAATATACAGTATTTCCCGAAACTGTTACTTTTTCTCTTCTGGTTGATGTTTCAAATTTTCCTGAATAAAGATAAGGATCATATATTTTTAATGTATCTCCGTCAATTCCTACTATTAGAATTAGATGTCCTCCTGTTGTGAATAACCCATTTGCACAACTTGCAGCTACATAATGATTATTTCTTAATAATTCTACTGCTCTGTCTAAGTTGTATGTTTCTTCGTAAGCAATATCAAATTCATCTGCTACTGCTCTAAATGCACTTAAATATGTTCCGTTGTTTGAACTTCTATAACCATATTTTACAAAGAGATTGCACATTGTATCTGGTGTTATTGCTCCTTTTGTAGCAGTAACTATCATACTAGCACAGGTTGGTGCACAACCACTTGAACCTATTGTTTGTGAGCCATTTCCACAACTTGTGTATGGTTTATTTGCCCATCTTGAGTCTAATTGAGAATAGTATGTTAGTCCTTTGTAATCTCCTAATTCTACATCCCAAGTTTCTGCTTTAGCACCTTCATAAGCTATTTGTCCTTGCAATTCAAAGCCTTCACTTTCAACATCTTGCTCAACTGCATTTTCTTGTTCTTCTGTTTGTTCGTGTATTTCTGTACTTGGCAAGGCTTCAACTTGTTCATCTGTCATTTCATATTTATTTATTGCATCCACAATAGTGTTAACTGCTTCATTTACTTTGTCTTTATCTATTTTCCCTGTTTCTGTGTATTCTACGTATATTCCAATAAAAGAAGCAACAGCTATTAATATAACTGTTGCTATTGTTAATATTTTATTTTTGTTTTTCTTCATTTTGCACCTCCTATTATTATTTTAAACCTAATTTAAAAAGAGCATATGCTAAAATTGCATAGAATAAATAATCAATTAATTTATCCCATTTCATTCCTTTTTGCTCTTTTGATTTTTGAATATCCTCTTTAATTTCAGATACATTATTTTCTACATTTCCCATTCTATAATCCATTTTTTCCATTATGCTGTAGGTATTTTGTAACTCTTTAATTTGTTCATCGTGCTCATCAAGTCTTTTTGTGTTAGATTTAGAACGTTGTTCTGTTTCTGCTATCTTTTCAATATATTTCTCATCTAACATAACTATTCTCCTTGTAATTTATTAATTTCGTCTCTTAATGCTTGTCTTTGTTTATGTAATTCTTCTATATCATAAGGCAATTCTAATTCAGTTAATTTATATTCATTGCATTTTATTATTTTATAGTCTGATTCATTAAGCTCACTTTGCAACTCTTTTATTTTAGCTTGTTTTTCTTCTTCTGCTTCTTGTTTTAATATTTCTTGATATTTTTCTTCATCAAATATCCATTTTTCATTTTTAAATTTACAAGAAATTTGCTTTTTTATGTCTTCGTATGGAGGTAATTCACTTATTTCAACTCCTCCAACAATTTTTCCTTCAATAGCATAGTTTCCTGTAAAATAACCTTTTTCATCTAATAAAATATTCATTATTTTCCTCCTATTTATAAAAAACTAGTATATTAAAAAATGTACTTCCTTTATTCCCCTCACAATGAACTGCTCTAACAGTATTATATTGAGTTGAAGTTCCTGCAATTTCAGGTATTAATTTTGTTATATTATCGTTATGTTCTGTATTTACTGCACCAATTAGAACACTTCCTAAAATTTCTCCTTTTATTGATGAGTAATCTATATATGTTCTTCCTCCAATATATACAGAAAATTCTAAAATCTTTGTTTTTATATTTTGTTTATTTAGAGGTATCATATTCGACACCTCCATTCTTTGTTAAATTACATGTGTGTGTGTGTGTGTGTGTGTGTGTGTGTGTACAGCCACAACGCTTTCATTGATTTCTTCATTTTATATTCCTCCTTATTATTTATAAATAGCTTCAATAGCTTCAATTTTACCATTTGCAGAATTGTTAAATACTAATACATTGTCTGTAGCATATTCAAATACATATCCACATCTTTCAACATAAATTGAACCTAAATTTTTATTTTCCGTTTTTATACAAAAATCATAAATTCTTGTTAGTGATGCTTCAAAATGATTATATACAACTGACCATGCACACGATTTTCCATTTAAGAAATCACTTATATTTGCTTCATGCCAAACATTGCTTTTGTCTTCTTTGAATCTAATTCTTTTTATATTATTAAAATTAACACCAGTTGATATAGTATTTCCTGTTGTTGCAGAACCTGTCCAAATTGTTTTCCATCTGTACGGTTTCATTAACTCCACGCTCCTCTCACAACAATTTCAAGTGTATCGTTACTTTCTAAGTTCCAATCACTTGTACTTTTAATTTTATTACTTATGCTTCCATTGCTTCCTATTTCGCAGTAATGTCCATCAGTTCCAACATCATCAGAGCTTTTTATTAATCTTTCCCCATTCAAGTAAACGTCTAAAACATCTGCTCCTACCTTGTACTTGCATGGAATTTCTATTTCTTCTCCTGCTGCTTTATCTGCTGTTATTGTTAATTTGTATTTGTAAGTTGTAACTTCATCTATCGCTTCTTCTGTGTTATCTTGAATTGCATTCATATTTGAAGCGGACAAAGGTGTTGTTCCTTCGTATTGCTCAGGAGTTACATCATAAATTGTACCTCCTATTTCAACTTTTGCATTACTTACTAATGTTCCATTTTCAAATTTTATTTTTTTCATCATTAACTCCTTTCAATTTTAGTTAATATCTCAAAAATTCCTTTTGTTGTATTATATAAATTCATTGTATAATAACCTAATGAATGCTTTGCGACACCTCTATCGAAATAATACATTTCATATTTATAAATAATATATCTATAGTTGCTCGCGAGTGGATATAATCTATTCGAACTATATAAATTTGTTCTAGTAAATAATTCTTTTCTTACATATAAAGGCAATGGATACTTACCACTGCCACAATATAAATTATTTCTTGGAAATATACTTTGTTCATTTCCTTTTCTTAAATTAAATCCAAAACTTGTATTGCTTTCTTCTTTTATATCTATATCTTTACCGATTATATATTCCTCTGATATTTTGCCTATAGTTTGCCCTAAACCTATTGAATATAATTTTGAGTAAATAGGTGATTGATATTTTCCTTTTGCACTTTCATATGTTGTAGTTTTAAATATAGGTGCTAAATGTATCGGATAATCTACTCCATCGCAGACCGCATCGCTAGAGATTATATCTTTTCTTGAAATACTTAGTTCTTCATCTTTTATTATATATATTGAATAATTTGATGTGTCTATACAAGCTAAAATCTCTTCATTTCCAAAAGCCAAAGCTGTAACTTTCTTTCCTGCATAATCATTCAAATCATCAATGTTTTTTCCTGATCTAATATCATATATTCCGTTTTTTGTTGAATATGTATAAATAGCATTTACGTTTTGACTGTTTCCGTTTACTTCTGTCTGAACAGATGAAATTCTAATGTCAAAATCATTTATAGTTTTATTTGTTATATCTTCAAAATTACTTTCAAACTTAATGAAACAAGAATACATTGTTTTTCTACTATTTAATGAGTATAATTCATCTTCATCTTCTTCAATTTGACTCTTTGAAAATATTTTTAAGTATTCATCATAGATGTAATTGTGCAGCACAATTTCTTTATCTGTTTTTATTTTTATATATTCGTTTTTTATTCTCATTATTGTACCACCTCATGTCTTTCATACATATTTTCTTCTTCATAATGTGTTATATATACTTGATATGTTTTATCTGAACTTTCTTGTGATGCTTCTCCTCTAAAAACATCTATGTAATTATCTAACATATTAGCATTCTTAGCTGTTATATAGTAGTCTATATCATTATTTGATAAAGATTCTTTTATTTGAGTAATAATATATGTTCCATTTACTAACATTTTATTTATGTATATTGTTTTACCTATTTGAAAAACATTTCTATCTGTACATAATTCAATAGTTCCATTTAAATCTAAAGAATTTTTATTCATATAAGAAACACCTATTTCTCGTAATTCTTGAATTGTTTTCCAACTTTCATTCATATCTATTGTTGTTTCAACTATTCCTGTCTTACTTATAATTCCTCTTTTATCTGCAATCGCTTTATCGTTATATAATTTATTTACATTCCAAATTAAAGCACTATCTGATGTTATTTTCTCAATAGATTTAATGCTTTTGTTTTCATTGTTCAATTTAAAGCCAGTTATCAAATTACTAAAGAAGCTGTCTCGAATTAGTAAAAATTCTTCTGTAGCATTTTCACTTCCGTCAAAGCCAACATTATCTGTAGTCTCAAAAGTTTTGTTTATATCATCGTAACCAATGCTAAATTCAAATGTTGTATTGTCTGAGTATGTACCTTTAACATAAATACCATAAAAATATTGAGTTATTCCGTTGCTTTCGGCTGATTTTATTATATTCTCTTTCTTTATATCGCAAGGAAAATTAAAATCTAGTTGTTCTCCATTTTTTATAGTAGTAATTTGTTGACTTATTAATGGATTATGTTCTTGTGTTATAGTATTTCCATTTAATTGCAGTCTTGAATATTCGTATATTCGCACATTTTTAAAATTAACCACATTCGCATAATTATCTGATTCCGTTATTGGTTTGATATATTGTAAACCTGCGATACTGTGAGTATCATCATAAATATAATCTGGTTCACCATTCATTAATTTATCTATATCTTTAATATAAATTCTTTTTTGTTCATCAATAAACCACCAAAAATTAAACTTATTACTTAGATTATTCATACAATATTCTATTGTCTCAGATATATAATTTACTGTTAATTGTCTATCTGTTATATCTAATTCTTCAATAGAAAAACCATCATCAATTAAAGGCGATAGAATTTCTTTTTGAATTAAAGATTTTAGTTCGTATGTTCCAACTGCGGTTGCAGTTCTTAATGTTGTCATTTTCATAGGAGAATACAATGTAATATTTATATCTATATCTACATCTTTCTCTCTCATTTCATTAAACGAATAATCATCTACATACCCTGTAAACAATAGTTTTTCATATATTTTAGGTATAATCTCTTTTTTTATTTTTGTTGGGCATTTTATATCTATATCAGCTGTTGACTCTACATAGTTTTTCCCTGTATAAGATATAAGTTTTTGAAGATTTTTCCAACTTCTTTTTCGATTTTCTGTGTAGGGTACTATTTCTTCTGTTGCTAATCCGTATTCTATCGTGACTGGATTTCCTGCTTCTTTTTGTTCTGCTAGCCAATCATTTGCAGCTTTTGGAGTTGTAATTGTTTGGTCATTTAAAATAAAAACAATACCACTTCCAGCTCCTGTCACATAACACTGCCCAATTTCTACTCCAAATGCAGCTTTAAAATGTGAGCAATATAAATTATTAACACCATTAATACCTTTTTTGGCAGTAGGAACAACACAATAATAAATATCGTTTGAATGTTTAGTTACATTTGTAACCTTTAATCCATCTGTAGTTCCATCTAATTCTATCTGTATTTTTTTATAATGTATTCCATCCTCTGCTAAATAGCAATTTTGGTATAGTGGTTTATCTAAGCTAAATGGTATGTTTTGTTCTTTGTGTTCTATGTAAGATTTTGCAGTTGTACCTTTAATAATACTAAAATTCTTTATATATGTTTCAGTGCCAAATCCACCTGTTAAACAAGTAATAGAATCTATTGTTTTGTTACTATCACTTATATACATATAATCTTTAGCCGAAGAAGAATTTATATTGATATTATATTTACTATTATCAGTATATTTTACTTCAAAAAATAGCCCTCTTCCATTCGTTATTGTTGGGTCATAAGCATTAAAGGATATTATATATTGAGTATTTTCATTAAAAGAATTTGGCAATTTTTTATATCTTAATAAATCTGTAGCACTGCCGTAATAATAATCATTATCATTTCTTAAAAAGCCGCTATCTGTAAAAAATTTTTCATCAAATAAATTTTCATTTTGTATTTTTATATTTATACTTTCTGCATTATTTATTTTACTTGGTGTTTCTGTTGACGGCATTGCAGAAATATAATTATATGTTAGTTCCATTGTTGTATCTAAATTTGATATTAGTTTAAATATATTTGTTCCTTGTTCTAATTCTATAGGAGATATACTAGGTAATGTAATTATTTGTGGAGTAGCTAGCTTGTAATATACTTCTACATTATTATTTGGAAGCCAAGTCTTTAATGTAGCAACAGAATTAAAATAATCATTTACATTAAAACATACACCTTTTTGTTGCTCTCTATCTCCAAACGCATTATATGCTATTCCATAATTTGCGTTGTTAGAAATATCATTTAAAGAAGTAGCTGTAAATTTATCACTTAACAATGTAGCCACTTTTGTAGAAATTGTGGGAGATAATGCACAATCATCTATAATTGTATATAGATATGTTTTATATAACTTCCAATTTTCGCTACCATCTAAGACGACTTTCCCTATGTTCTTCTCAATCTTCACTTCGCCATTTCTATTTACTTTTAATATGTCTTTTACATTTCCTACTTTTGCTAATGTATTTCCTTGTAAATCTATTGGAATTATTTTTTCACGATAGGGTTCGTATGCTGGAAGTGTTGTTTCTGAATAAGCACCCTCTACTATCATTGGGTAAATTGTTGTATTAACAGTTATATTACTATTAATTTGAATTTGATAGTAATATGCATCTGTTGTCAATGTTGCACTTTTAACTGCTCCATTATTTGTCCAAGTTTCAGATATTACATTTTTTGATGAGTCTCTCAATGAAACTTGAAGACCAGTAACTCCAGTTGTTCCATTAGATAATGTTATCAATTGATTGTTTTTTACAATATTTTTCAACTTCCAAATATATTGAAAATTTGTATCACTTGAAGCAGTTCCAGTTATACTTATTCCACCATTTTCTAATTCTTTTACAGTTATACCTGAACCATTCCTTAACGTTCCATTAGTTAAACCAAGTTTATTTATTCCACTTTGTTCCAATCCAACACTACCACTATTATAATTGCTATAAAGAGTTGCTTTGTCACCTATTTCAATTTTTAAATCAGTAAAATCTACATAATCATCAATATTTCCAATCCCTGCAACATTAACATATAATAATAAATTAACCCTATCACAATTATCTGGAAAAGTTGACAAAATAGAAAATGTAATATTACCTCCATTAGAACTCAAGCCATAACCACTGTTTACTACTGCACCTGTAGAAGCATTTCCATAAAATAGTGATAATCCTGAAATATTCTGAGCACTCGAAAATATTTTTGCTTGCATCGTCAAAGTTTTGCCTAATAATTCTGACTGTCCTAGAGTCAACCAACAATATTTATAATTTCCCGCAACAGTTTGTGTAAGTCTAACTCCCGTGTCTAATTCAGTTTTTGCTGCACCAACAGAATACATTGAAGCACTTTTATTAAATATATTTATATTGTCACCAATAACTTCAATTTCTTGTGGATAATCTGGGTTTGGTGATGGTATTCCGACTGTGTAAGGTTCATAATTTTTATCATTTCCTAGGTTAATTTGTGCCTGCTCTAATGTACTAAATCCAGCATTGGCTTTATAAATATAAAAAAATATAGATTTTGCTGACTGAACTTTTGAATAGACTTCATCAGATAACGTAAATGTTAGTTTAACTCGTGTATTTGCATTTCCATTAATATATCCTACAACAGGATTTTCTTTTGTGTCATCTGAGTTAGTAATATTTAGATAAATAGTATTATAAGTTAAATCTTTATCAGTAATAAATGATATTGTCATAGTTTTGTTAGAAATAGTATTTTTATCTATCTGAAAATATAAATTATTCGAAGATATAGTTGTACTATAACATAGATTATATCCTTCAGTTGTCTCTTGTTCACTATTTCCATCAACAACAAATTGTGTTTTATTATCTATATAAGTATCATTTACTACTATTTCTGAACCAGTCAAAACAGATTTTGACTCTTCTCTTGTTTCTTGAGAAGTTGAACCATATACTTTATCAACAACTAAATTTTCATTTATTTCTGAGTCGAAAGTTGCTTCTTTTATTTTGTTTTTTTCTTCATATTGTATTGTTTCTACTTCTTGATTTACCTTTTGCTTTTCAATTATTTTTGCTTCTTGGTATCTTTCTGGTAATTCTTCCGCTGAATGTCCTGTAAATTCACAAGTTAAATCACTATATGTTACTTCTTGACTTGATTTAGTTAAATCATAGCCATCATATATATTTAAATCGGTATTGCCATATCTTAATACTACTTCATTCATACTAGACCACCTGCCTTAATTGTTCTTGCAACTATAGGAGCTTGTATTCTTCCTAATTTTCTATTGTCCAAATTTACTGTTCCATCTAATTTGTTTTCAATTCTTATTATAGAATTGTAATTTGCACTGCTTTTTACTATTGCATTTGTGCTAATACTTCCTGTTTCAACTGCTACTGCTTTATTCATTTCTGACATTATTTTGTCGTTCATGTCATCAATAGCTTTTATTGCACTACTTGTATTAGCTTCAATCCCTACTGCAAATCCCTCTGGAACATATTTACCTACTTCATCTCTTACTCTCCTTGATGGAGAATGTATATCTAAAGAATCTTTAAAACCATCAATAACACCGTTTGAAAATTCTGTAATTTTGTCTTTAATCCAATCTTTTGCATTTTTTATTCCATTCCAAAGTCCTTCAACAATGTTTTTTCCAAGTTCAAGCATTTTATCTGGTAATTCTTTTATCTTATCTACAATAGCATTAAATAAATCTAAGGCAGCAGTCTTTCCTTTTTCAGCCATATCGCTTCCCCATTGTTTTATTTTATCTATTACATTTGATAACCATTCCCAAATTCTGCTTGGTAATTGTGAGAACCATTCTATAATTGAATTAATTGTATTAGAAATCCATGTAATTGCTGTATTGTATGTATCTATTCCCCATGTTCTAATGTTATCTACCACATTGCATAACCATTCCCAAATTCTACTTGGCAATTGTGCAAACCAATCTATAATATTTTGAATTATCTGTGGTAACTCTGTTGTTATCCAGTTCCATACATTAATTCCAAATTGTACAATATTACCAAGTATCTGTCCTATATGATATCCAATCATGTATGGTAATTGTTGAAACCATTGGATTACATTTTGTATCCATTGTGGAATTGTTTGAGTAAAAAATGCTACTATTGAATTCCATGCATTTATTAGAAGATTTGGTATTATCTCTGTAAAAAATGTTTTTATGTTATTGCCCAAGTTGTCTACCCATTCTTTAAATTTAGGATTGAATTTATATAATAATGCTAGTGCTCCACCTATTGGATTTACTAATAACGTTCCAAGTTCTTTCCAATTCTCTTTTATAAAGTTTACTACTGTAAAGAATGTTTTCTTTATTCCTTCCCACAAATTAATCCAAAAATTTCTAAATCCTTCGCATTTATTCCATAATATAATAAAAGCTGCAACAAGTAGACCTATTGCAGTTACAATTATTCCTATTGGATTTAGATTAAATGCCATATTTAAAAGCAACATAGCATCTTTTGCACTTTTTATTGCTGGAATTAAAGAAACAAAGGCTGACACCGTAGCAAATACTGATTGAGCAATCTGTATTCCTTTTATTATCAATAAAGTTGCTTTGTATACTTCATATGCTCCAATTACAGTTGTTATTATTCCTGCTAAAGATATTAAAGCATCCTTATTTTGATTTATCCAACTTATTGCTTTTGGAATTTCTGCTGCTATTGTTTTTAATGTATTTTCTATTTTTTTACCTTTATTACTGATTATATCTGCTATACTTCCGAATCCATTATCTTGTAATCCTTGATTTATTGCAGTTATTATATCTGCTACACCTCTTGAGACTGCTGTTTTAGCATTATCAATAGAAGTCTGTATTCCTCCCGTTGCACTTTTAGCTTGTTCTGCAAAACTTGCAAACTGTCCTGTTCCTTCAGAATTTAATTTGACAATTTGATTCATAAATGCTTCCATTGAAACCTTACCAGACTTCATTGCATTATAAAAGTCTCCACCAACAGCTGTAGATGTATATCCTAAGCTTTCAGCAACTTGTTGTAACTGTGCTGGCATAGCTGTTTGTACAGACCTCCAAGCCTGTGCATCAACTGTCCCCACTGCATACATTTGAGATAATTGTTCTAGAGCATTTGCTTGAACTTCTGCACTAGCTCCACCAGCCAGCAAAGCATTATTAAATGCTAAAAAATAATCTGTAGATTTATTTACATCATTATTTATTGATGTAAATCTTTGAACTGCTAATGATGCATCATCTAGTTTTGTTGGTATTCCTTTTAATCCATCACTTAACTTCTTTATCGCTTTTGTACTATCTTCACTAGATATTCCTAAATTACTCATAACTTTAGGAAAATTATTCAACGTATCTATTCTTTTTATAGCACTATCCATATTGCTAGTAATTAAATTAAAAGCTTTTCCTATTATTTTTGTTATTCCTAATCCTGCTACAATATTTTTTATTTTTGTTCCTGAATTTGAAGTTTCTTTTTCTAAGTTGTTTAATCCATTTTTAAAATTCGTTTTATCTATTTTAGCATCGTAAGTTAAACTTCCTGCTACTGCCATTATGCTTCCTTTCCAATGTAGACAAAAGAAAAACACTTGCTTAATACAAGTGTTTAATATTTTTTATTTTACTATAAATTCTACTTTTTCTCCTGTAAATGTATTTATGTTAAATTCTATTGAAATGCTTTGAGCATTTGATGGTACTTGAAAATAAACTGCACCTTTTGCTTTTTTTCCATTTGATAATGTAGAACTAAAACCACTATCATCTACAGAATAAAAACTCTCACAATCATATCCATCTGCATAGCAATCGAAATCATATGCGGAAAAATAAAAATCTGATGTTCCTAAATTTTCTGCTTCAAAATCTGCTTTTACAATTTTATATCCATCTTTGACATCTGCATATTTGCTATATCCTGTGAAATTTTCATCAACAGAAACATATTTTATTGCTTTAGTGCTGTCTTGATATATTTCTCCTATTGAATATTTCTTTGCTTCAGTTGTAGTTTGTGTTGTATTCTCTGTAGAATTATTTTCACTTCCTGATGTAAGTGTCGTTTTAGGTTGTTCTTTTGAACTTCCTGTGCTTACAATTACAAGTAACACAATAATTACAATTGCCCAAAACCACCATTTCTTGTAAACTGGTTTCTTTTCTTTTTCCATAACAACTCCTCCTTTATATAATAGGTAAATATTAACATTCAGATTTCATATTGTCAATATTTATCTCTTTATACCACATTTAAAAAGAAAAATTTGTCAAATGTTGTCGAAAGAATAATTATTTTAAAAGCTCATATATTTTATTTAGTCTTTCTTGCTCTGTTTGTGGTTTTGGTAATGTCCAATATTCTTTTAATTTCTTTAAATCTTCATCTTTTCCATCATATACTCTATAACCTTGTATTTTTACAAATTCGGTATTACTTGGTAATGATTTCAATATTGCTTTAAACTTCCACCAATGAACTTTATCTGTTGTTAAGTCTATATTATGCAATTCGTGAAAAGCACCCCAAATATATTCATCATCATGTTCATAAGAATATACTAACTCTTTTTTTCCTTTACCATTTCCAGAAACTTTGTGATAATCTTCTCTGCCACATTTATAAAACCATATTAATTTATCACAAGCCTCTTTGTATAGTTTAGGTTGTTGTAATAATTTTAAATAATTTTCTGCATAAAAAAAAGCAGGATAAAAATGCCTTAATACATACTCTATCTTTTCTGAATTATCCGTACTTTTATCCTGCAATTTTTGTTCAAAAGATATCATATTTCTAAAGTCTACATTTATTTTATATTTTTTTCCTTGTAAAATAACAAAATAAGGTAGCTTATTAAACATATTCATTCTAATATCTCCTATATCTATTTCCTCTATAACCTTTTCTACTTCTTCTTTGTTCTTTATTATTCATACCTTTTGCTCTATTTTCCATTTCTTTACTAGCATTGTTTATTTCATCAATCATATTTCCTGTTGTAGCTGTTATATATGTTTTATATATACAAGTTAATACTGCTACTTCTACATCTAATGTCATCTTACCATATCCATCTGCTATTCTTTTATTATTTATCTTTTCTATAGTTCCTTTTCCTAACACATCTTCAATTTCGTTCTCTATCTTTGTTTCGTCGTTTCCATCTAATTCTTTTATATCTTTATTTATTATTGCTTCTTTATTTATCTCAAATACTAATCCATATAATTCTATTTCTATCTTTTTATCGGTATCTTCGTACCCAAATTTCATTACTTTATTATTCATATAAACTACCTCACAATTTTATATTTTACACATTTTCAGTAAATTTCTTTGTACTTGTATTAAAAGTACCATAAACGAAATCTCCACCTTTTAAAGAACCTGTTATTTGTTTTTGTTCTCCTGCAGCACCATTACATTCTGATATTTCGCAAGTTTGTACAATTTTTCTTGCTTTATATGTATTTTCTTGTTCTGCTACTGGTTCCCATAAATTAACAATATAGTGGTCTGTATTTAAATCTGAACCAGTCTTTCTATCATAGAATAATCCATACATATATTCAAATACTTCATCTCCTTTTACCATATCCATAGTAATTGGAAATTCATTTGAAAAACCTGTTACTTTTGTAATTTTTGATTTTTGATGTATATATTGCTTTTCAGATTCTGTGGGGTTTGAACTTTCTGTCATTTCTGTTATAACTCCACCTAATACTATTTGGTCATTAATTCCAAAATAATGTGCTTCATCATATTCCATAACATCTCTTAAATCTGACATGTTTATATTCCTCCTTTAATATTAAAATAAAGCTGTAGATAATACGTACTTATTGAACCATCTTCGTTGGTATCAAAAGTTATTGCATTAGCACAGCTTACTTTTTTTACTTTTTTATTTTCTAATTCTGGATAATCCCTTAATATGTTTCGTTGGTCTATCCAGTCGCTCAAATCATCCAACCAATTCAAGCTTTCTATTCTTTGTAAATCATCTTCACTATTTATTTTTAAAAACAATATGTATTGATACTGTCTATACCAGCCTTTTTCTGTTATATATCTAGGTTGTAATGGCTCTACACCGCTTCTTTGAATTGCTAGTGTCTCTACTTCATCTGGCAATTCTTCTGTGTGTATTTCTGCTAGTTCTTTTATTGGCTCATATTTAATTAACCAATCATTAATAGCTTTTGTTATTTTATCCATTACTTATCCCCCTTGCATATCTTGCAGTTTGATTTAATATACTTTGTCCTTTGTCTGCTTTCATTCTTTCAAAAGGATGCGAACCTCTTAATCTACCACTATGATAATTTAGGTTTCTACTTGTAACGATTTTCTTTTCACCTTTTTTTGCCCAAGGTCTTTTAGTTTTTACACCAACCATAACCTTTCCTTCTGCTTGAAATCTAGCATACGGAACATTTATTATTACTTGTTTTCCACCATTAATTGAGTTTGTAGATTCCTGCTGAACACCAGTTTTAAATGATACATACTTTCTTAAATTGTCCGCCACTGTCTTTCCCAGAAACTGTTGAACTTTCCCTTGTTCTTCAAGTCCTAAACTTCTATAAATAATATTTAATGGTTTAGTTTCTAACTTTAAACCCATTAAACACACCCTATTTTTATATGATTGGGTAGTTCCTCATCATTAAATATAAATTCATCTATAGAAGTTACTTTATGAACATTTTGAGTTCCATATTTTTTACTCAATTCTGTCAGTGGAACACTAAGTATATCATCATCAACTTCTTTATTTACGATTATATCGCCTTTTTGAACAAACCACTCTAAATTATACTTATCTATATCAAAAATCCTAATAATAGCATTGTCAGTTGAATCCGACCCATTTCTATTATGATTTAATATAGATGTGTTTCTGTAGCTTGCTTCAATTACATATCTATTCCACATTTTTTCATTTTTATGGTATATAGTTATTTTTTGCATTGGAAAATCTTCCATCATATCCTCCTAAATAAAACAAGTTAATTCATCTGGCAAACAAGTAATTATTTCTTTCTTAGACTTTTTATAGTCATTATCTGAAAGTATGTTAAAACTTTTACTTACTCCATCTATTGAAAATGAAGTAACTTTTCTATTTGTGCTTTCTTCTTTTTTGTATATTAAATCAATTAAAGCACAGGCAGTATATTTTAACTGCTCCTGTGCTTCTTCTGGCAAATTACTTATTTTAGTTTCTGTCAATCTAGTATTGACATTTTTATCAATTTCTCTACTTGCTTTTAAAATTAGTGAATTGAAAGAGTCTTCTGTTAATGTTCCTTTATATGTTTCTTTATAATATTCAAAATCTGCATATAACATTTTCATCAACTCCTATTTATCAGCTTTTGCTTTTTCCTTTTTATCAGCTTTTGCTTTTAATTTTTGAATTTCTTTCTTTAATTCTTCGTTTTCTTTTTCAAGAGAAACTTCTTTAAAAGAATAACCTATTCCTATATTCTTTGCCATTTTGTTTTCCTCCTATTTTTAAGCTTTAGCTTTACAAGATAAATAAATACCAGCAACTTTATTTTTATAGTATTCATTTAATCCATATAATCTATATAACCATTTGTAGTTATCTCCATCTTGGTCTTGTTCTGGAGTAAATAATTTCATTTTGTTATGTTTTGTATATTGTAGTAATGCAGGTTTATGTATAATCATAAAGTTTATGTCTTGTGAATCATCACCTTTTTTGAATCCACCTTTTCTTTCTCCATCTGCATCTTTACCACTTAATAATTTTATTACAGTTTGGAATCTTGATTGTGGAACTACTTTTATTCCTGCAAATTTACTTAGTAGTTCTTTTGATTTGTAAGTATCCATATCTCTAATCATTCCATTTAATGTAGAAGTTATTCTTAAATATCTATTTTCTTCTGGAACTTCTTCGTTAGTCATGTCGTCCCAAGCTTTTGCAATAGCTTTATATACTTTTTCAGCAGTATCATATGTTTCTTCTACTTTTGAAATATTAGGAATAGCAGCATATGTTGCATATCTTACTGCATCAACTTCTGGTATAACTTTTGTTCTTAAAAACTCTGCTGATAGATTTCCTAGTATAACTCCTCCTGTTTCTTCATTATCTATTGTGTCTGTTTTTAATTTTCTTCCTCTTTCATAATTAAATTTCTTTGTTTCGTTTGTTAATGATACATCTCCATCAATGTAACCACTATTTCTATCATAATCTCCTAAGCCATCCATATCTAATACTGGTACAATTATTTCATTTGCGTTTTTTCCTGCTTGTACTAAAGCTCCGTTAATATCAAAATCACTTGTAGTTGATTCTGCTTTGTATATTTTGTCTAATAGCTCTGGTGCATTCTTTTTAAATAATTCAATTGAGTTCATTTTTTATTCTTCCTTTCTATTTTTCTTCTTTAATTCCCATAGCTTCTTCTAATTGTTTTAAGCTATCTTTTTGTGATGAACTATTATGTTCTCCACCTAGATTAATTTCACTGTCTCCAGCTCCATCATCATCAAACAAAAAAGAATACTTTTCTTTGACATCTTTGAGTTGTTCATCAATGCCACTTACTGTGTATTCTCCTTTTTCATTTTTTTCATATTTAATTTTGTCTTTGTCTAGCTTGCTATAAACTAAATCAAAATCTTTTGCTCCTTTTATAGAGCTTTTTAATGCATTAGTTTTTTTAAAATCTTCAACTTCTTTAGAGCCTTCGGCTTTTCCTAAATCAAATTGTTCTTTTTTTAATGCCTCAATATCAACAGCTTCAGCCTCTTTTATTTTAGTGTTTAACTCATCTATTAAAGTATTTTTTACTTTTAAATCGTTCTTTACACCCTCTGTTTTTGCTTTTTCGTTGTTGATATCATTACCATTTTCATCTAATATAGATTGAATAATATTTGATTTAGTTCCATCCTCCATTTCTAAATCTTTGAATAAATTTTCTAAAAAACTTCTTTTCATAATACTTCTCCTCCTACGATTTTTTAACGAGGTTTTTCTTCCCCTTGAATTTGATAATATTTGCTATTTTTAACGATGTATGCCCACCCATTAATTTCTTTTAGGTAACTATTAATAAAACCCATAAAAAAAGAAGCTAGTCGACTTAGCTTCTTATATATATTAAAATATTAATAACAAATTATCCTGTAGACACCACTGTCTATAGGTTTTTATAACTATAATAAGGAGCTATGTTTCCATAACTCCTTTGCCTGGTTATTTGGTTGGTGTGCCCTTTCCAACATTTCTTTTGACCTATTTCTAGGTGTGTAGAAGCACATTCTCTACTTCAAATAACTACTTATATTGTACTTTAATTGTAACATTTTTATTCTTTTTTGTAAATAGTTTTATTTTTTTCTTCTAATTTCTTTAAATTCCTATCTCTAATTATCCAAGCTGTCATTATAGAATTTTGTGGATGTTCTTCATTATTTGTAGTATTTAATTTTACAATTACATTCAAATTATTCTTTTCTAATTTATCTATAAAAAATAGAGTATCTTTATTTTTAGAATCTTCTAATACCTCATTAGGATTTAACACTACTCTATCTATATTTTTCATTATTGTTTCATAATCGTTTTTATGATCTTCTAATATATGTCCTTTTCTCTCATCTGTTAGTACAATATCTTCTGTAGTTATTTTGTTTGCATATTCTCCAATCTTGTTTTTATCTATTTTTCCTATAAATCGCAACTTATTTTCCTCTTTATTTGAATTTTGAGAAATTGTACCATATTTCTTCTCGCTTGTCGAGCTGTATTTAGCAACCTTTACCCTCGAATAATCTTTTTCTAAACCAGTTTCTTTGCAATAATCATTTAGCTTTTTTTGTGCTATTGCAAGTTTTGTTTTTGCTATTTTTGTATCTTGACCAGCTTTTTCTAAAGTTTGTACTGCTCTTTTTTGTTTTCTTATTGTGTTTTCTAGTTGTCTTTGTTTTTGTGTTGCTTCATAATAAGGAATTTCTTTACCATCAAACTTTACATTGGCATTTTTATATTCTTTTAGTTCTTTATCGGTATATATTGGTTCTGATATGCCTAATATAATTCCAAAATAAGTATGTCTACAATTATATTCTTGCCATAGTTCTTCAACATCTGACCATAGCTCTAAACCATATTTTTTTGCATCTTCTTTAGTTACTGCAAATTGTTTTCCCTGTTCTTCTGCATGAGATGGTCTTGCTCCTATATGTGCTGTGACTTCATAACCATTGCAACCTAAGCTTTCTTCTATGTCTCTATTCATATTATTAGCAGTTTCATGTATTCCACTCAACACATTTCTTCTTACTGCTACTTCTAATTGCACTTTTCTTCCTAGTTTGTCTCTTAATGTTATTCCCTCATCTGCAAGTTTCTGCACCGCATTACTTATAGCCGTATTATAATCAAATGCTCCACTTGAAGCTTCCATATATGCTAAATCCACCGCTTCAACATATGTTTGTTTACCCTGAAATGCTATCGAATTTGTAAGATTTTTCAATGTCTTGTTTGTTGCCTTCAATCCTTGATTTAATATTTTGTATTGTGTTTCACTTAATTTAAAAGGTTTGTCTCTATACATATACAATTCTTTATAGCCTTGCAAATCTTCTTTTGCCATATCTTCAAACAGTTTTCTCAATGCTTTTTTTCTTTCAGTAGTAAGCAATGATGTTTTTTCTAATGCTTCATTAAATATATCAGAACCATTTGTTTGCTTTAATATTTCTAATTCGTTTTTTGTTGTTGCTGTTATTTCTTTCATATCTGCAATTCTTTGAATTATATCTGCTGTTATTTCTATATTTAACTTGTTATATAGTTCTACAACATCATTAAATTCTATTATATCTAAATACTCTGGACTAAGCATATTATTCCTCTTTTATATTTTCTATTTCTTCATCTGCTACCATCGCTTTAGCTTTTTCCTCATCTTCTCCTAAGAATTTAACTCTATATTCCCAAGGTTGTCTTATTCCTTGTGCTATATCTTGTCTAAATTCTTGTTTTGCTGTTTCTGTATCAACCATAAAGCCATCTTTGTCTGTTATTGTTACTATACAATCCTCTGTTACACTTTCTTTGAATAATACTCTACCTAATAAAAGAATGGCTTTACATATTCCACTAACAAATTCATCAACACTTTTACGATGTTTATTTGCATTTACAACTAAATCTTGTCTATCTCCAACATATTGTGTAGCTGTTACAACAGATGTACCATTAAATTCATAATACTTTGTTCCTAGCCCTGCTTTGAAACTTAACATATCTAATGCAAATTGTATTCCCTCTTTATCTTCTTCTACTCTTAATTCTGGATTATATTCAGTAACAACAGGGTCTTTTTTTATGTTTGTTATCTCATTATCTCCATAAACAGTCCATTGTTGCTTCATAATATCATCTGGATATACTTCGTATTCTTCTTCGTGAATATTTCCATCGGAATCTTTTATTTGTCTTGTCTTAGTTCTTGTTATCTTTTTGTTGTAAAACACTTTCTTTCCACCAAGATAAAAGTCCATAACAAAATTGTTATATGTAATATCACATGCCGTTAACTGGTCTATTGCTGTTCCATATGTGCTAAATCCCATTCCGTTTATGTTGTTATATTCTGTATCAATTGGATTTGCTATTGCAGGTTTTAAAACACTAAATAAAGGCACGTTAGAATTAATTGTATAATTCTTAACTATGCCTTCTTTTTGTATTTCTTCTCCATTTTCATTTAAATAATTATTTGAAATTTCATATATTTCTTTCTTCAAACTTTCACTATATTTTAATTGATGTATTTCTACATAATATTCTTTTTTGCCTTTTACTGTATTTTCACTTACAAAAGCAATATCTATTATTTCTCCATGTTCAACTCTCAAAGGTACTATTTGACTTGCTTCTAAATATATTATATCTAGTTTTGTTCTTTCGTCTGCATATAATCTACCCTGTTTATCTACTTTAGCGTGTTTTACTCTCAATGTTGCACCTACAGTTCCCATTGCCATAGCCTTTTCTATAGCTGTTGGTAAATCTTTGTATATCTTTAATACCTTTAATTGTTTATTTAGATATTCATTGTTTAACTCTGTTTGTTTATCTGTACTAGCTTCTGTTGTTATTTCATCTCTTTCTGTAAATAAAATACTTGACCAATCTTCTGCTAATCTTTTAGCCATACCCAAACTGAACATTTTTCTTTCTTTGCCTGTTTGGTCGTGATACTTATGAAATTCAACATTGTTTTTCCACCAATTTTCCCACAATTCTATATAATTATAATAATCTGTTGCTACAGTATTATACCCTTTATTTTTTAAATATTTTAATATTATATTATTCATGCTATGCTACCTTTCCTAAACAATAAGATATTTGTTCAAACCAAAATTCAAACGAATAATCAAAGCTATCTAAACTATCTATGTCAGATGTTTCTCCATCATCAATCCATCTATCATCTTTCGCTTTTTCATCATATAATGCTGTTTGCAATGCTTCTATTAATGTTTGACATTGATTTTCAATAAAGCTTATCTTGTCTAAGTTTAATAATCTATTCCAAAGCTTAATTCTGTTTTTTATTTCTATTTTTAAACTATCTTGAACTATTAAATTTATTTTGTTTGCTCTTAACTCTCCGTTTAAAGAATTATTTAGTACTTGCTCTGCACTATCCGCAAAAATAAAAGATACAGTTCCATATTTGTCCTGTATCTCTTTTATAAAATTTATTATCCATCTAAAAACTTGTTTTGTATTTGTTCCTGTTGCTTTCATTGTACTAGATTTTAATACTTGTATTTCTTTAAAATCTCTGCTTATTTTTGTTGCTGTTATGCTATGTTTTGATTTATTACCACCCCAGTCAATACCAATACTTATAATAGAATTTAATTGAACCGTAGTAGTAATATATCTTTTATAATCATTTGCAATTTGTTGAAATATTAATCCTTCAGCATCACACCACTGTCCTAATATTAATCTATTGTAATAAACTGTTCCTTGGTATTCTTTACACAGATTATCAACAAAATCTTTAGGCAAAAAGGGATTGTCAAATATTGTATAGTATTGAGTATATACATCTAATCCTTTTTCTTTTATAACATCTAAAAAATCTTTCTTTAACCAGTGATTTTTGTTTTCTGGATTTAAAGCTCCATCTAAGCACGAATATGGTTTATCTAAAGAACCTTGTATCATTATGAATACTTCTTTGTTCCATTTCGCCATTTCATCTCCATATGCGTATTTAATAGATGTTCCTTGTATCTTACTTACTTGACTTATCTTTTCTGTTCCTAAGCAATATACTTCTTGTCCAAATAAACTAGCTATGTTTTGAGAACTAATAAATCCAACTAATTCTTTTCCATATATTTCCCTTAAAGGTTGTAATACATTTCTTTCTATTGTACCTTTTGACACTCCAAAAATAACATTTAATCCATCTAATTCTTTTCTTTCTAACAATCTATTAGGAATAGTAAATAATATATCTAAATATGTTTTACCACATCTTCTAGCTCCTACTTTTAGATTATATCTATGAGTTGCATTTTTGATAAATTCTTTTTGTTTCTCTGTAATTATCATTTATTTGCTTCCTCTTTTATTTTACTTAGTAATTGTTCTACTTTGTTTAGATTTTCATTGTTATTTTCTTCATCATTTCTTTTATTTCTCCATTGTTTAGGTTTTCTATTATTTAGCCAATATATTTGAGCTGTTATATTCCCATTTAGTGCATTTTTCAATAAAGCATTTTCAACTTCAAAATCAACTATTTCTTTTCCTTTTTTTATGGCCTCCGAAAATTCCGAATAGTTCTTTTTGTATTCGTAAAATGTAGATGTAGATATTCCTAAATTGTTAGCAATTTGTTCATCTGTTAGTCCTTCTCTTGCCCAGCCTTCTACAAGTATTAATTTTTCTTTTATATCTTCCCATTTTGATTTTGCCATCTGTTATCACCTACTTTTTAGATGTGACTTCTTTGCCTTCTTCAACAAAACCTTTTAGTTTTAATTCATTGTATCTTTTTTCCTCTGCTTTAAATTTAGTTTTGCCATTAGCTTCATAATGTTTTAAATTGTTTTGTTTGTCATTAAATGATTTTAATACTTTACCTTCTAACATTTTTCATTCCTCCTAGTTTTTCATTAGCTCTTTCATGATAATTTTAATAAATAATGCTATTATATATATTGCTATTATTGTTAAGCATATAGTTATAAAAGAAGCTAATATAATTCCACATACAATTAATATATTTGTTAATAAATTTAGCATAACGCTTTCCTCCTACTTTATTAAACATCTATCTTTAACTCTATAAGTACATCTTACTTTTTCATTATCTATGCTTGTAATTTCTAAAAAAGAGCAATCAACACATTCTCGTGGCAATTGCTCTCTTATTTGTTTTAATTTCTTTTCTTTTAATCTTTTTTCATCATACTCTATCATTTCTAATACACTTCTACATTCATCTAATTTACAATATTTACATTTTAGATTGTTTGCAGGACATATTTTCCCTGTTTCTAAACATTTCATAGGCTTATCCTCTGTTAATTTTTATAAACACTATGTAATGATATATCGGTTTATATAAGACGCTATCTTATATCATTTGGATTACTGGTCTATATCACAGCTCAACCTTTAGCTTACGTGCTGAATCTCTTGGAAGACTACACACTCTTCTTCCCTGTGACGGAATTAGTGTTTCAACCTTATGCTCCCATTACTAAGTTTTATATATCACTACATACTATCTATAAATTTATATTAGAACTCACTAGGAAAGCTCTATTGCATAAGTTTATATAATTTTTTATAACAAAAGGAGGTGATTAACCTTTTATATTATCAGATACCTAGTATACTGGTAATAACTAACTTAAATCTATTTTTTCAATTTCAGCTCTTATTTTTAGAGTTCTTATATAATTTTCCATATGTTTCTTTTGTTCTTTTAATAATTCTAATGAGCAACTAGGTGTAAAGTTTAATGTTCCTGCTTCATATTTTACAGTCATTGCATCTAGTTTGTCATATCTTATTTTAGCTTGTAAATATTCTGCTTTAAATCTTTCTTTGTAATTTTCACTATTCATTAATTCTACTGTATCTTTTAATTCCATTTTCGTTCTTCCTTTCATAGCATAATTAAAGAGCTGACATTTAAAACATCAACTCTTTATAGTACGAAAAATAATTTAGGAGCCTTACTTGCTCTTTATTTTTTGCAATCTCGGGCTTGTTCTTTCGAACGATTGCTTTTTAACTTATTAACATTTTAACACATTATAGCCGCACAAAACGCACAAATGTTAATTTTTTTCAAAAAATCTATTTAGTTTCATTCTTGCAACATTCTCTGAGTTATATTCCATTTTGTGCATTATCTGGACCCAGTTCAAATCATCTTCATATCTGTATCTTAATATTCTTCTTATTTCACTATCTTCTACATAGTTTAATTCGTATTCTAATTGATTTTTAAGCTTGTCTAATTTGTATTCTTTACTCTTTATCTGCTTTTTATATTTCTTTCTTATATTCTTATTCTTAAAGCTTTCAACACTGCCTTCTATTTTGCAATTATGTTGTATGTATGGATATGTTGCACTACTTCCTTGCACGCTATCTACAACAACTGAATTTGTTTGTTGATTTAATACTATAATTCTGCTATTTAAATCTTTTAGTTCACTTCTAATAGAATTTATTTGTTCAAGCACATCTTTATTCATTCGTTCTCCTTTCCCATTTAGAACAGGTCTCTTTTCTTAGAACAAAATTCTTATTTCTTTTATTTGAATTTGTTGATTTACATATTCCTGTTCCGTATTTACCTTGTCCAACTCTATAATATTTACAAGTTTCACATATTTTTGTCATTTGTATCGCTCCTTTATCTTTCTATAGGTTCAAATATAAATCCTTTTTCATTAAAATCAGTTAATTTTGTGTTCCAGTGTTCAATTGGTTTCTTTACTTTTAAACTTTCTTTAAAATTATTTTTATGCTTTTCTTCATATTCTGCAATTAGTTCTTCTATGTAATCTGCTTCTATCATCATTCTGCTTTCTCCATATGTTCCTTCTAAACCTTCAACTAATTCTTTTAAGTCTTCTAGTCTAACATATACTTCTTTTCTTCCATTTCTTGTTTGTTCTTCTATTTCTTTCTTTAGTTTTTTAATGTTCATCATTTTCTCCTTTCAGAATTGATAATATTTCCTCTGATTTATTTTTTTCTCCAGTTAATTTGAATACATTTAATTTCATTTGATTTGGATATCCTCCTGTTCTTGCGTAATATTCCTTATATTCCTCGTATTCTAATTCTATTGATTGTTCTTTAATTTTTATATCTTCTACTAACTTCTCTATTAGCTTTTGCTTGTCTGATTCTAACTGTTCTGTATGCTTTAACATTTCTGCAACTAGTCTTATTGTTTCATCATCACATTGATTGAATACATTTATTTTTAATTTGCTTATTTCTTCTTTACTTAACATTTGTTATCCTCCTTAACTGTTTCATTTAGTAATTTCTGTATTTCTATGTCCTTTTTAGTACAATCTATACAGCATTTATCTTCATCTGTGTAATATTCATAATATGGCTTTTCCCTGTAACATTTACTACATTTTCTATATTCCATTAAATCCATTCCTTTCCACATTTTCTACATTTATAAACCATATGGTCTATCTCCATATCTAAATATTCTGACTTCATTATTCCTCCACAGTCTGGACAATGTAAGCTAAATATATCTTTAATCTTTTCAATTATTCTTTTTACTTTCATTTACTATTTTCACTCCTCTCAACTTTCTCTTTATATTCAAAGTATCTATCTGCTATTTCATATGCAAATATTCCTATAGCTACTATTGATAAAAATAACCACTCCATAATCTTACTTCTCCTTTATACTTTTTATTTCTTTGTTTAGTTGCTTTACTGATATTAATCTACATAAGCAACTTCTTCATATTTCTTTCTGCTTATCTTTATGTCTTTCCTATATTTATCAAATATATCTATAACTTTGTTAAATTTTCTTTCTTGGTCATACTGCATACTTGGTGTACTTTTCCAATCTACTAGAAAGTCATCAAAACGATATTCTCCATAACAATCTATACAATGATATGGAAATAATCCGACATTTCCTAATCTCCAACTACCAACAAATAAATATACATCTTTTAATGGTATCCTTTTATATGTGTCCCACCAAGTCCATTTATCAACTTCTTCTAATTCATCTAAAATCTTATTCAAAGCTTTTCTAGTCTTTGCTTGAAATATTATAGTTTCATCTTTTTCTTTTAATGAATTATATATTTCCCTAACAGTCTTCATCTTCTACTCCTTTCTCTAATAAATCTGGATTATCAAACTTATTTCCAATTACTTCAATTGTATCTAAATTTATACTATATAATAAATATGCTTCATCTTTTGTTGTTCTTTCATTTTCAAATAGTTCAACATAAAATGCTCCTTCATCAAATACTACAACACCTTTTGCGACAAAAGTATCAAAATTTCCAACAAACATATCATAAGAAAATTCTATTATATCCCCGTTCATATATTTCAACTTCATTCTCATCTTTTAGTCCTGTATATTGCATAAGTATTATTTTATTATTTACATCTTCATAACCAAGTCTTTCTTCATCATAATCATAGTTCCATTCAATTTTTGACCTTAAGATTTGTCCATACGATAATAAGTAATCTTCATCATCAAAATATGTCATCTTTTCATATTCTGTATCATATCCTCTAAATTTGAAATCGTTTATATCTCTCATACTCTATCCCTCTACTTTCTCGACCTCTTCTAAAATCTCTTTTAAAATTTTTATTGCTCCTACTTCTTCTACTACCTCTTTATCTTCTCTATTAAAAATTCCTTCTTCTTCTAATTTTTGGTTTTTTATAAGTTTTTCTAATTTAAGTTCAATGATATATTTTGGAATAAGTTCTTTTGTTCTTTTTTCTAATCTATCAAACAATTCTGCTATATCATCACTTAAATCTTGTTGTATTCTGTTAATTTGTTCATTATCTTTTAATATTAAATTATAAGCATCTATTAAAGCTCCTATTTTCATATATGTATCAGCAGTGTATGCTGGTACTCTACCATCTGCAAATCTTTTTCTCTGTTGCTGTAGAGCTTTTATATCTTTTTCTATATTATTCATATCTTATTTACTCCTTGTATACTTATCCAATATTTTTTTATTTTTTACTGCTAAATCAATAACAGGTTTAAACCATTTTACTAAATCTAAGCAGCTTTTTTCTATTTCTTCTAAGTCTATTCCTTGTTTGGCTAAATCTATTGCCATTTTTATTTTTTCTTCTTCGCTCATATTTACTCCTTTACTTTAGATTGTTGTTAGTTACTCTATGTAGTGGTTTTATACTTAAATCATTAATTGCTAAATTGTTATATACTAAGCATCCACACACATGCACCCATATCCATATTTTCCCCGCATCTATAACTTCACATTTGAGTGATATTTTTGAATTGTTTGCTCCAGTTGTATTCCAATATAATATTCTCCAACTTCAATATCCATATTTTTATCTCTGCTTTCTTTACTTGCACCATTTGCAATTCTTGTAGCTTTGTTTTCTTCATCATCTAAATCAAATGCCATTTTTTATTCCTCCTATTTGATTATTCTTAATTCTAAATCTGGATAAACTTTCTCAAATATTTTATGTTTTAACTTGAATATATCTGTCTGTATTCCTTTAACGTCTTCAACTATTGTTTTTCCATTTTCTATGTATTTAAAATCTGCTACATATTCTATCTTTCTAAATGTTTTACCATTTTTTCTAAAACTATCTTGTAATAAAAAACGTGGTTGCAATTCTAAATCTTTTATTTTTCCTGTTCTCTCTAATATCTTTAATTCTTTGTATCTTTGACTTTCTCTTATACTGTCAAATACATACATATCGACTTGTACTTTTTTATTTCTGTATTTATTCACTTTTTCTTTAGCTCCTCTCTTAATTTGTTTTGCCAATCTTCGTATCCTGAAACAAAGTTATTACATCTTTTTACTGGCTTATAATTTCCACTTTCTTGTTTGTTACAACCTAAGCAGTAATAACACAGAGTATCTTTTTTTATTTGTTTCATAGGTCGTTCCTTTCTTTTAGTCAATTCTTGGTATATGTCTTGAATATTCTAAATAATATTCTTGCTCTTTTTCTCGTCTTGCTTTTTCTGCTTTGGCTATTTTTAACTCTGGATTATCTTCAAAAAACTTTCTTCTCGCTCTTGTTATACTTTCAATGCTTATTCCTGAAAATTGAAGGTTGTCCATAATCGTTTTAAAACTGTTTTTATATAAATTCGGTTCTAATTCTTCTATAACTCGTCTTATTAGATAGCCGTCGTTTTCTCTAGCATAAGGTTCTGTTCTCAATATCTCTCTTGTTTTATTTTGTACATCTTTTCTTCTCATTTGTTACCTCCCTGTGTATTTGATATTTCCTAAAATTATTTGTTTTAGAATCTCAATTCTATCTACTTCTTTAAAACTTAATAATTGTTCTTCATTTATTTCAATCATTTTATTACCCCTTATAATAAATTTTTAAAAGTGCTTGTTTGTTTATCGAATCTTACTTTTATTTTCCCTATATCTCCTGCTCTTTGTTTAGCAAGTTTTAAAGTTGTTTCTGTATCATTTTCGTTTTCTCTGTAGATAAAAATTATATTATCTGCATCTTGTTCCAAACTCCCACTTTCTCTCAAATCTGCCAATGTTGGTTCTCCTGTGTTTGCATTTCTATTTAATTGGCATAGAGCTATAATTGGTATATCTAACTCTAAACTCATTAACTTCAATCTTCTTGATATTTCTGCTACCTCTTGCTCTCTAGAATTATACTTTTCTTTACTTTTTAAAAGCTGTATGTAATCTACAACTATTAAATCTAATTTGCCTTTATTTTTTAGTTTTCTCGCTTCTAGCTCTAATCTTTGTATAGTTCTTATTTTTGTGTTTATATTTAGCTTCAAACTTGATAAACTAACACTAGCTTGACTTATTTTCTTAAAATCGTTTTCTTCTAAGTATCCCATTCTCATTCTGTAACTATCTATATTGCTTTCTCTCGAAATCATCTTTTGAATTAATTGTGTTTCAGACATTTCCAAACTTACGAAAAATACTTCTTTATTCTTACTTGCAATTTTCTGTGCAATTTGCAATGTAAATGTTGTTTTTCCCATTCCTGGTCTAGCTCCAACTATTGTTAACTCTTGTTTATGCAATCCTCCAGTCTTATTATCTAAATCAAATATTCCTGTATCAAAGTCGTGATTATTTCTATTTTTCCAGTTATGTTCAATTTCTTGAGTTGTCTTTGCAATTTTATTTATGAAAGTAGTTTCTTTTTCTTCTTTCTCGGTTATCTTGTTAATTGAACTTATTAATGCTTGAGAATATAAACTAACATCCTCTTCTTCTGGAACTGCTACTATACTTTCCTTTAGCAGTTGAAATAACATTCTTTTTTTGCTTAAATTGATTAATTCTTCATAGCACTTATCTCTATCAAATCCATAAATGCTATCTCCTAATGTTGCTATATAATCTATAACTTGTTTTTTGTTTGCTTTAATTTTGTTTTGCACATTTATCATTGTAATTTCTTTATGCTCTTTTCTTAACTCAACTATTGCTTTAGCTATTTTCTTATTTCTGTCTGTAGTAAAGTCATTTTCGCAAATTTCGTATTCTGCTTTTTCGTAGATGATTGAGAATAATACAAATTTTTCAATTTCTTCATTTTCCATTTAATGTCCCTCTTTTTCTTTTGCTAAATATTCTTTTCTTGCCTTTTCCCAATACTCTTCCTCTGACATTGTGTTGACTTGGTAAGTCTTTTTTTCTTGTTTTATTGGTTTAACATATCCCTCTTTCCTTGCCCAATTTCTTAAAGTCGCTAAACAATCTTTGTATTCTCTTCCTGTTGATTGAATATAATCATCTAGCTTTTGTATCCTTTCCTCATAATCATTAGGAAAATATTCTATTAACTTTTCAAATTGCTTTTTATTAAAAAACACATTTTGATATTCGCCGTATTTCTTTGGGGCATTTTCATTTTCTTTTTGTTTTTTCTTTTTTTTAGTTTTGTTTTGTTTATCTAATGTGTTCGTTGTGCTATTCGGTTTGCTATCGCTTTGTTGTTCGTTCTGTTGCTCACTTTGTTGTGCATTTTGTTGTTCACTTTGTTGTTCAACACAACTATTAAACTCAACAATGGTATACATTCCAGCGTTATTTCCTGTGCCTTTTTTGTAATTTATATAACCTTTTTGGATTAAATTATTTCTTGCTCTTTGTAATGCAGACATATTTAATCCTGTAAATGTCATTAGAGTTATATTGGCTACTGTGAAATCTTTCTTCCAATTACATCTATTGTTTATATTTAATAATGCAAAATATAAACATTGAGAATTAGCATTTATCGGATTTGTTAGTAGTAACTCATAAAATGAATTTACCTGTTTTATATAATTCATTCGTTTCCCCTTTCTATAGGTAACTTTTTCCTATTAATTTTATAAAATCATCTCTAGTATGATTTTTTTCGTATTCTTTTTGACATTTCTGTTTTAATCTCAAGTCTAACTCATGTCCGTATTTACCATGTACTCCATTCGTTCCTCTATGTTCTAAATATGTTAGCCATACTTTAAATCCATTTTTCTCTGATATTTTTCTTTTTCCTGTGCCAAAATATATATGATGTTCTTCTAAGTTATATGTTGTTCCAGATATATAACTTTCTTTTTTATTCTGTAATATTGACTTAGACACTTTTAGTTTGTCCCCATTCTCTGTTTAATTGGTTTTCTAATATTCTTAATTTGAGTTTTATACTGTTTATTGCTTCAAGGTTAGCTTGATATACTGCTTCTTTTACATCTCTGTCAAATCTTAATTTTGCAACTTCTGGAACACCATATATTATTTGATTAATTAATGTTACTGGCATATTTTTTTCTGCTCTTAATTTCAAAGCTTCTTCTCTTAAACATATCTTGTATTTTTGTTCAGATTCTGCTCTGTCTGTTCCACTTTTCCTCAATTGTCTAACAGATATGTCTAATTCGTTTATTAGTTTGGTTATTTGCTCATATAAATCCATTTCATCACCTACTCGTATTCATATCTAACAATATTATTTTTATCTATTATTTGTATTTTAGATATTTCTCGATTTTGGTTATATTCAATGGCTTTTACCTTAAATTTTGTTTTAGGTTTAACTTTTATATTTTTCTTATCGTCAACAGTATATTCTGAATCATTAAGTTCTATAAAAATTGTTGGTGCCGTATATAATTCTCTTCCTATTCCTACATTTGTTGCTGCCCTTTTAAAACTATCGCTTGCTTGTCCTTTTTCTTTTTGTGTATTACTCTCTGTTCCTACATCTTGTTTTCTAACCCAACATTTTTTTACATCATCCCACAAATCTATATTACAAAATAAATTTCCATTTATAACTTCATGTGTTCTTTGCCAGTTATTTCTACCATAAACTTCATCTAATAAATTCATATCCACTCTTGCATCTTTATATAATAACAACATTACTCCAACTTTACTTACTCCGTTTGTTTTATACTGATGTACACTTTGAACTCTAGTTGTTATTTCTTCTGGATTTAATAATCTTATTTCTTTAATCTCCATAACTATTTCCTTTCATATCTATTAAATCTAAATAATCCATAATTACACCTACTTTATTCTCAAACTTGTTTTATCATCTATAATTCTTGTTCCTGAAACTATTTCTCCAGTTTCCTTAAAATGTTTTTTTATTGCAGTTTTATCTATACTTTCTTTTGTAACTATTTTTTTAAATTCTGCTGGTACTTCATCTTCATTAGTGATTTCAACACTTATTGGATTTTTTGCTACTTTTAAATTTCCTAATGAAGTTGGTATTGTTGATATTCCAAGCCTTTCCATATTATCCAACACATAAGTTTTAAAATTTTCTAATTTTCTTTCTCCTGCTTTTCTCATTTCTTCAAGTCTTGCTTCTTCATCTTTTATTGCATTTATTAGACTTTCTCCATTTCTTATGTATGCTATTATGTTTGAACTTTTATTTAATAATTCTTGCTCTAATTCTGCTCCTATTTCTTGTACCTCTTCTTCTGTTAATTCCTCGTTTTCTGCTTTATTCATTAATTCTACAAATTTATTTGTTATGTTATATAAACTTAAATTACTCATTCTTTCTTGTCCTTTCTGACTTCTTATGGTAAAATAAACATAAGAAGTATTTTATAAAATATTTTTTTGTTGGCATACTAAAATGATTTAGCGGTCTTTAGTATGCTTTTTATTTTGTTTTTTAAATTTTCTATGTTGTTATATTGTTGTTTATTTAATTCTTTTTCTATTTTATTTAAGCAATCTCTTATAGCATCTATCTCTGTTCTTAATTCTTTATTTTCTTCATGTACTGCTAAATTTTCTTGTGTTAATTCTTCAACTTTTTGTTCTGATTTCATTTAATAAATCTTGTTTTTCTTTACTCCAAAACATCTTTTACACTCCTTTAATCTTAATTTTAATTTTGTTAACGTTATAATGTGATATATGTAGCATTTGTCTAACTTGTCCATTTATTTTTCACTTCCTTTCTCTTTTGTGTTATAATTGTCTCCAGTGGAGGTTATTTTTATGGATAAAAATTCTAAGAAAATATTAAAATTTTTATGTAAAAACAATTCAAATCGTTACAGTATTATTAGTTTATCTAAAGAATTTCCCGAAATACCTAAAGACCATTTAATTGAAATTGTTCATTTTTTATATAAAGAAAACTATGTCAGGTATATTAGTGACTCTTCTATATCAATAACTAATAAAGGAATAACTTATATTTCTGTAAGTCGTTCTAATTGGATTTCTAAAAATATAGTTGCGATTTTATCTTTGATTGTTTCTATTTGTGCTTTTATTGAAGCTACAATTTCTTTATTTCTACAATTAAAATAATTGTATTGAAAATTAATGTGCATATACTAAAACCTAATGTGAACCATTGGAATCCGTTAGGTTTGTTATTTTCTTCTTCCATGTTTCCTCCTATCTGATTAAAAATCCTACGAATATTGCTGTAAAGTATGTTACAATTCCTATGTAACCCACAATGTCTCTAATAGCATTTCTGTATGCTCTTTTGTATATTGCTTTTTCTCTTTTACTCATCTTTTGTTCCTCCTTTCTATACAACTCTATTTAATTCTCGATTGATTCTTATCTTTTCATAATCAACGTTCATTTTTTTGCATTTTGTTTTTCTTTTTATTGGATATATACTTCTTATTTTTTCTTGTGCTAGTTCTATTTTGTGTTCTGCAAATTCTTCTACATCTTCTTTTTTATATCTGTAATCTTTTGAACCTATTTCTATAAATTTTAGTCCTTGTTTTCTAAACTTCGCTATTGTCCTGCTATCTTTAACGTTGAAGTATTCCATTACTTGTTTTGTTGTTAACCAAACTGACATTTTCCCACCTCCTTTTGCATAATCATACATATAAATTTTTATTTGAATAAAAACGTGAGTTTTTATTTTGTCAAGGTTTGTTTTATTTTTTTGATATTACGTATTACGTAATTTTTAATTAAAAAAAATATCAATTGCTTCATCTCTTGTAAGTTTTAATATTGAAATTAATTCAATAATATCTGTCAAACTAAACTCTACTTCTTCAGAAAATCTTCTATAGACATAATATTCGTTTTTTCCCCATTTATTTGCTAGTACTTGCTTTGTCATTTTTTTTAATTTCATATATCCTTCTAGTTTTACTATTACTTTTCTTCTACTATTCATTTCTCTTTATCACCTCCATATTACGCATCTCGTAATTACGTTATACGTAATATACTATACATCAATTTTCTTGTCAATACTTTTTACGAAATTTTTTTATTTTTTTTGCAAAAAATATTGCGTATCGCGAAAAAATATTGTAAAATGAGCCATAGGGAGGATATGTTATGGAAGAACTTTTTGCACAAAGACTAACTGAATTAATAAAGCATAGTAACTATATATTAAGTGATATGGAAGAAGCTGTTGGGAAAAGAGCTGCTACTATTTCTAGGTATGCTACTGGAGAAATAAAAAACGTAAAAAGAAGTACTATTATTAAACTAGCTAACTTTTTTAAAGTAAATCCCGCTTGGCTGGCTGGATTAAGTAATGATAAATATATAAATGAAAATTCTTCATCTCAATTTTATATGTGTCCAGTATATCGGACAAATTTCGGCAGGACAGCCTAACTGGGCAGAAGAATGTATAGAGGGAAGATTACCTATTGACCCAGAATTAATGGGAATTGTTAATCCAGAAGAACATTATTTTTTACGTGTTAAAGGCGAGTCAATGAACAAAGTTATTAAAAATGGAGCTTTTGCTCTTATTCATAAACAAGACTTTGTAGAAAACGGAGAAATAGCAGTCGTTTTAGTTAATGGAGATAATGCAACATTAAAACACTTTTCTAAAGAAGGTGACATTATTGTTTTAACACCAGATTCAACCGAGAATGAGTTTAAACAACAAATATATACAAAAGAAACACCTATTAAGGTTATAGGAAAATATGTAGGTAAAATGGAATTTAATAACTAGGAGGTGTATTTTATGGCAGGTTATAAAAGAGAAGTTCGTCCAGGTGTATACAGATTAGAATATCAATGTGATGGAGAAAAATATAGCAAAAATGTAAAAGCAAAAACTTTAACAGAAGCCGACAAACTACTAGCTCTATTTGTTGCAGAAGTTGAAAAGGGTCAATACTCTAAACAATCTAATATGACTTTTACTGAATTAGCGCAATTATTCTTAGATAAATATGGAAAAGACAATTTATCCGATACTACATATAATAGTTACAAAAATATGCTAAATAAACATATTTTAGACGACATTGGGAATATAAAAATAAATAAGCTTAAAAAACCTCATATCCAAGAATTATCTAATAAATTAGTTAAAGAATACAATTTAGCTTCAAAAACAGCACAAAATCATATAAAACTAATTTCATCAATATTAAACAAAGCTATTGATTGGGATTTACTTGATAAAAATGTCGCAGATAAAGTAAGTGTTCCAAAAAATCAGGAAAAAGCTAAAAAGAAAGTTATCTTATACAGCTATGATGAACTAAATACCTTTGTACAAGCTTTAGAAAAATTAGAAGATAAAGAATTACAGATGGCTATATATACTTCTTTAAATACTGGTGCAAGACGTGGAGAAGTATTAGCATTAGAATTTGAAGATATAAATACAAAAAGATGTAGTGTTGACCTTAACAAAGCAAAAATAAGCGTTAAAGGTGGTACTAAAATCAAAGATATAAAAACAGGTAAAAACAGACAATTTTATGTTTCTCAAAATTATATTAATCAAGTTAATAGTTATTATGTTTTTTTAGGAAAACCTAAAAAGAACACTCCAATGTTTACAATGCATCCAGATACTTATTCAAAAAAATTTAAAACGTTTTTAATCGATAACAATCTAAGAATAATAAACCTAAAAGATTTAAGAGCTTTAAATGAAAGCATATTAGTTAATAAAGGATTAGATATAGTAAATGTTGCTAAAAGATTAGGGCATCTTCCATCTACAGCAACAAATTATTATTTAGATCAAATACCAGAAGAAGATAAAAAAGCAAGTGAAATTTTACAAAACTTGTTTTAATTTTTCGTTCATCGTTCGCCTAAATTTCGCCTAAAGCAAAAAACAAGGTCTCAGATAAATCTCTGAAACCTTTGCTATTTCTTGGTTGCGGGGGCAGGACTCGAACCTGCGACCTTTGGGTTATGAGCCC